ATGATATCTTTATCTGTTATGATTCTCTGGATTCTAAAGCATCTGATAGCTTATAATACCGATTTTACAGACAAGATTATTATAGCAATTGTACTGATTTATGTTCCACTTTTTCTATGGTTTATGGGGTATTATCTCTTCATAAATGGAGTAAAATTAGAAGTTCATAAAAACAATACTATTCAGTATTATACCTATAGTAGCAGAGGCCTCAGCGTATTACATTATCAATTTAAACTTCAAGATATCGAACAAATAACCATTAAAAAGCGTCCCTTTAATTGTGCAAAGTTAACCATGAAAATTAGAAATCCTATTTTTTTAGAAGGATATGAGAAAAATCTAAATAAGCTAATAAGTGTCAGTATCATCACAGATAAACTGAAAGCTGATGTTTTTATGCACGAAATGAACCAAATTCAAAATGACAAATCAGGAAACCAAGTTATCAAATAAGCTAATTTACAAAAAATTTAATTTTATCTAACTTATAAATTCTAAAGAAAATAGTTCACTGAAGAGGCTGGGATCAAAAATCCCAACCTCATTTTTGCTTAGTTGTACACCTATAATTTATTAGCAGATTAAACTGTTTGTTGGTATTTTAAAATTCAAAAGCTCCTTTGAACAAAACTTCCTTTCTATATCCACAACCTTAACCAATCTACCGAATTGTTGAAACCATAAAGTTCTAGGTCTATCAAATTAAGACTTGGTCTACAGATTTCTGTCCCACTGTTTTTTTCTTTATCTTAAAAAGTCAAGTAGAAGCCTGTATAGGACTTATGAACTAAAAAAGCCACCCAATGGGGTGACTTAATAGGGAGATTATTATGAAAAAGGTAAAATAAAATCTTATTAAATCAACACTTTTGGAGGGTGTCCCCTCCAACTCCCCGACCTCTGGACAAGGTCTATTTTTTTTTGAAAAAATTTAAAAAAACTTCATCAAAACGCTTGACTTTCTCGGCGTACCGTGATATAATATAATCAAGATAAGGAAAGGAGGTGAAGAAGTTGAACAAAGAAGATTGGCTTAGGTTACTTGAAAAGGCGATAGATAATATCCCTGAAACGGTAACTGCTATAGCAAGTCTGGTGACTGCAATAACAGTCGCAAGGCAAAACAAAAAGCGTAAACCCGAATCCCGCAAAAGAAAAAGGTAAACGCTAAGAGGTGGGGGCGAAAGCCCCTCACACCTCTATTTTATCAAATGAAAAGAGGAAAAGCAATGGTTAGTGCAATAGCTATTTTTATAATTGCAGTCAATGTATATATTTATCTAAAAAATAAAAAGGACAAATAAGTATGAGAAAAATTATTCAAGAATTATTAGACAGCCCGATGTCTACATCTGCTATTTCGCAAGGCGCTGGAGTTCCTTGGACTACTGTTTCTGACCTCAGAAAAGGAAAAACAAGCATGGACAAAATGGCGCTTCTAACGGCAGAAAAGCTCTATGAATTTGCTACAGCTGATAAGCAGTGATTTCGATCACTGCTTTTATTATTGCATTGCAAACAAAAAAAGCCCGCAAGCTTTCGCCTGCGGGTTATTAAGAAGAAAAATAGAATCTCCTTTCTTTTTTATTTTGTGGTAACAATTAGTCCGTCAGGTAATACATCAAGCGCTGGTTTGTCTGAACGGCTGCCATCTTCGTTGACGTAGTACCAGCCTCCTTCGACTTTGACAAGTTCTTTTGAAGACATTTCGCCGTTCTCTTCTTTGAGATGGTATAGTTTGTCCTTGTATTGAACCCAGCCAGTAACCATCGCTCCTGAAGCATCAAGATAGTACCACTTACCATTCACAAGAACCCAACCAACGGCCATTGCGCCGTTTTCTTTGAGGTAGTACCATTTTCCATCATCCTTCAACCATCGAGAAGCTATTGAATAACCTCTCTCGTCGAAGTAGTACCAGATACCATCAATCTTTTCCCACTCCTCTTTTGGATAAGCACCATTGGGGTATTCATACCACCATCCAGTATCATTTCTCTTCCATTTTGGCTTAGCTTCTTCATCATCTAGTAAAACAATGTTCTTGTCGTACGGATTTGAAGAGTATTGCCACCAGCGGATACCATCCATTGATGGAAAATATTCAAAGTTAGCTGTACCATCATTCAAACCATAGCCTGCAATCCAAAGGCTATTTGGAAATTTCGCAAGAATCTGCTCATAATAGATATTATTGAGCGTGAATGGCTTGTAGCTGTAATAAATTGGCTCATAGCCATTTTCTTTGAGGATTTCCATGAAGCGAATACAAGCATCTGTATTTGCCTGTTTATCTCCACTAGCGTGATCTTCGTAATCAAGACACAAGTATTTTACTTTTTGAGGCACATTATCAAGAAAATAGCGTGCCTCTCGCTCGGCTTCTTCAATATCACCACCAAACCAAGCAAAATGATAGAATCCAACAGGATTGGATTGCTCAATTTGAGAAGGTAGGCAAGGATTTAGGTAATTTGTACTTTCAGAAATTTTGATAATGGTATTCTGTGTACCCATATCCTCCAAAATGTCTGTAATATCGTATCCATTATGACTGGATACGTCGATGAATAAGTCGTTTTTCTTCATTGTTTTCTCCTAATCCTCACTTGGTTCTGAGTATTCCAATGCTCTTTTACTATCAGAGATTCCTGATGTTGTTGGGTCTGGAATGATATTTAGGATATTTACAATCGTCAACCCCACAAGATAAGGGTTCGCAAAGAATTTGCCAAGCAAGTCTAAAATGACTCCCCAGCTAACCAAATCTTCTAGTTTAAGATTAAAATATGCGAGGATTGGCAAAGCTAGTGCGAATGCTACTCGCAATAAAAATGTTTTGTTTTTTAAGTTAAAACGTACTTTCCAGTTAATCATGTTTATTCTCCTTTTATTGTTTATTTTGAATTAAATTTTTAAGCTCTCTTACGTCTTCACCAAGTGATTTCACTTGCTCAGCTAGTACTAAGATAGCCTTATTCTGTTCATCGTGGTTATCGAGCCGTTTGTTGGCTGATGTCTTGAATTCGTTCAGATTTTCGATATCTTTCTCTAAAATCGTAAGACGATTCTCTTGTTTGGTTGCTTTATCTTTCATCGAAAAATAAAGACCAATCATAGGGATAAGGGTGATGAAGATCTGTACGAGAAATCGTTCATATCCTGGCATACACACCCCCTACTCTTTCCCTTCAAATTTCCAAGCGACACCCGTTCCGTTTTGTTCCAAAGTACCATTTGTCACAAATGCGCTGACAGGCTCACCGTTGTAAGTAAATTCCTTATTAAGCTGCACCAGGATGCGCTTGCCTTCGCCGTTGACCTCTACGTGTTCAGGGTCTTCAATGGTAATCAGGTCATGTGGTAAGTAGGTCTTACCAACTTCAGCCAGAGGAATCAACTCAACTAACTCCTTGTAAGTCGTGCCATAAGCAATATTCTTGCTCATGACCGAGTTCAAGACCATGATATGAAGCAATTTACCGCTCAAACGAGCGTTCTCTTGAGTCTGCTTAACAAGCGTAGAGAGTCGATTCTGTTCACTCTCATTCTGAGCAATCTTCTGATTGGCCTGTTCAAGCTGCGCCTGTGTTTTGACGATTGCTGCTCCTGGATCTAGCTCAGCTTTTAGGATGTCCAGCACATCTTGAATCAAGACATCTTCTGGTTCGTTTGTACGATCTCCAGGGAACGATCGTGAGTTAGTGCTGTAGCGATTTCCTTCTGATAGTTGAATTTCTACCACGGTCTCAACATTAGAACCAGAAATTCTTAAGTACGGTTTTGTTGATAGATTATACCCATTGATTGCCATGTTTATACTCCTTCTGCTGGTTTAGTTTGTTCATCAAGCAGAGCTTCCAGCTCATCCACTCGTGCTTGAAGTCTTTGATTTTCAGCCAATTGTTCTTCCAACTGAATGCTCAAGAGATTATTTGCAACCATTGTACCGTTTGATGTATCGGATAAGTCGTTGATTGTCATCCGAAGTGCGCGGTTAAGCTGTTCTGTATTCATTTTCTAAGTTCTCCAATCTGTGTGTAAGTTTTTGATTTTCAAGAGCAAGCTCCTGAATAGCTTTGAGTGCAATATTGGTCAATCTGAGATTGTCTAGGTTCAGCGTATCTCCATTCTCATAGACGAGCGTAGAATCCACTGCTTGAACCTCTTGAGCGATCAATCCAATCTTCGTGTGTGCTTGTCGTGGTCTATCTTCTTGCTTCTTCCAATCGTATTCCTTGAACTTGAATTGCTGGATGTAATCAAGAGCCTTGTGCTTGCAATCAACGATGTTTTCTTTCAGACGTCGGTCTGAAAAATGCTGATTAACAACTGACCACAAGCTGTATGCTTTACCGTTATAACTATAGTAAATATCATTTCCTGAACCACCAAAATCCATAGAAACAGATGAATTCCAATAGCCAATAGTTGCTGTGCTTGACCCATCGATAGACCCTTTGCCGGTCTTAAACCAGCCAATTCCGTTCGCTTTGATGTATCCCTCTACTGTTAATAGGAAGTCATCACTTCTGCTTGCGTAACCGCCAGTAGTAAAATCCGAGTCCTTGTAAATGAAAAGGCCGTAAGGGACATTCTCGCCACGACCATAAGAACCAATGAACTGGACACCCAACCCATCTTTGGCATTATAGTCTCGTGGTACGTTAATCTGTAAACCGCCATTTACGGTATCGAATGAACCATAAGAGCCTAGTTGAATTTGAGTGTGCCCTGTTAAGGTTCCACCAAAAATATTCGCCCCTCTAATCGTTCCACCGTAGATTCGGTCACCGCTTAAAATACCTGACCGTACCTGGCTTGCATCAATCGCAACGCTCTGAACTCGATTGATGAAGGCTTGCTTAGCAAATAGCTGACTCAAGTAAGCTTCATTTGCGACCAGTTTGTTGAAGAAAGCCTGGTCAACCTTCAATTTCTCGGCTGTAACAGCTTCAGCATCTAAAATGACTGTAGTCACTGAACCAGCTTCAAAATTGGCCGTTTTCAGCTTGTCAACCATCGCCGACTTGATAACTGCTTTATCAATCAAGGTTTCTCCAGTGATATGAGTCAATTTCCCGTCAAGTCGATTATGACCATTAGCGCCCAGATTTAAACCTGAAATCAAATCACCTGCGCTGTTGATATTCTGAACGGCCCATGAACCAGCCAATTGACTTTGAACCGTACGAATCGCTTCATCGGTATCTTCAGAAGCTTCTTTGTAGTCCGTCGCGACAGAACCTCTTTCGAGTTGAATATCTGTAACATAGAGATTGATGGTCTTCCCTTTCTCGCCAAATAGCATCAAATTCATTTGGTCAACATCATCAGATAGAGTAAACGTAAATGTGAAACGCTTGTACTTCGATGTTATTTGCTCGCTTGGAATCCCTTGCCACTCTTGCCCAATAATATTTTTGTTTTTGATGTAGTGCAAAGCGACTCTCAAACCACTGTAGCTATCACCGCCATCCTTTGAAACAAGAAGAGAAACACTCACTTTTTCTCCTCGAATGCCTTCAAAGGCAAAAGCCTGCTGTAAACCAAAGAAATTTGCGACATTTTGTGAGTCGTGGAAAAAATGAGCCCCTGGACGATTGCGATTATTGGGGTCTTTGGAATGTTGGTAATTGAAGTACAAGCCAAAATTGACAGATTGATATTCAATCCAGTTTTTCGAACCGTTCTTAAATTGACCATTTCTGATATAATTCCGGCCACCTTTTAAAGCCTTTGACACTTCAACCTGGAATAATTGACTTGTCAAAGCCATACGAGCCACATTATTAGCAATTCCATTATCTGTATTACCAAGAATACGCTCATAGAGCTGGCTGGTTTCCTTCACACGCTGGAAGTCAGACTGACTAGCTTTGCCAGAAATCAGTGAGGTGATTTCAGCAAATCGTCCATCTACTGCATTTTTGTAGGTCGCAATCTGAGTGGCAATCGACCCATTTTGTGGGTTAGTGATAGCTTCAAACTTGCGTTCAATAGCTCTCACATCTTCCTGATGACTCGCTTTTCCTACATAGTCCCTTGTAACCAGTTCACGGACAGAAGTCGCTTGCTTAGCGCTCTCTTCTCGAGTGTATCTTCTCAATGCTTCTTGTCGCTGGCCGTCTTGGCTGACATAGGTTTCAACCGTCGCCAATTTAGAAGATAGACCTTCAGCCGTCTTCTCAAATTCAGACTTAGCTACGACAAGGTCTGTCTTGCCATCTTCAGGAGCAGGACCTGCATCTATACGAGTTGAGCTTCTGGTCAATTCAACCTTGCGAAACGCTACATGGCCAATCTCGTTATAGCCCAGAATAATTTGCCAGAAATCAAAATTATCAGGCTTGGTCAGCGCTGGGATAGTGACTTGATAAGTCTGCCAGCTAGACGTGAGATTAAAATTGCCATACATGATTTCAGGATTACCTGGTGCTGTTCGATTAGCTCTTAAAGAGAGCCAGACATTGGGAGAGCCAGAGTAGCAAATTCCTTGAAACGATAGTGTGTAAGTCTCGCCAATTTCCAAATCAAGGAGAGCTGTCGAATTCTTTTCAGATGCTCGACTTCCTTCTTTTGAGAAAATCTGCATTTGTTTCCAAATTTTCGTCGTACCCTTGACGTTGTACTCACCATTGATAATTTTCCAATCAATAGGACTATTATCTCCTTGATGATACCTCCAAAGTCCTCTTGAAAAGTCGTAGTCTTCAGCATAGTTTCGACTACCGACCTTCATTTTGGCAAATGTCTGAGTCAGCCCATCGATGTCCTGTTTAACCTCTGATTTGGTCGCAAATCCGTTCATCTGGCCAGTCATTCGACTAAGGGCCTCTGTGGTCGTTCTGCGATATTCTGAAGCTTGATTGACCTCACTTGCGACCGTTCGTTTCAGAGCGTCCAAATCACCCGATAGAGCCGTCTGAGCGCTCGTAGCCTGCGACTTAAACGCTTCAAGTTTGGCGATAGAGTCTAGACTAATCCGCTTGGCTTCCTGTGCAAGCAGGGTACTTGCGCCAGCGTTTCGCAACGCTTCTTCAGCCCTGCGCTTGGCTTCTTGTAATGGGCCGTTGTTAAAACTATTGAAGCGCTGGTCAATAGTATCAGAGAGCTCTCTCTTGACCTCTTCGGCTCTTGCTCTTGCAAGTTCAATACCGTCAGAAATTTCCTGTCTAAGCAATCCAGCCTTATGATCAAAGTCTAAGTCAGCATTTTGAAGAGCCTTTTCTAGGGCGATTTCTTGTGCAGATTCTGTTACTCCAAGGATGGCATCTGCTGCACTAGATAAGCCACCAGAAGCCCTAGAACCACCAACCCCTGCCTTGTCATCGAAAGTAAGAGAGATGTATTCTTCCTTCAAAGCGTCGAACTCATAAGCAATAGCTTTCTTGAGTGCATCGACATTATGCTTCCAGCTCTTGAGATTGACTGTATCACCCATATGAACCACTTGGCCATCAAGTTCATAAGCTTCAATCTTGATAGCGTCAGAGACCTTGTCAATGCCCTCATTTGAGAACTTAGCCTGTGCCCACTTATGCAACTCTTCAACAGATTTTGCATTGTTGTTCTCATACTCTTTTTCATTGATGTAAGGATAAGAGTTAATAAGAGGACTATCTACAGTCACTCTGATAGTCGTTTCTTTTTCAGCGCCTTCAGGCTTAAACGTCGATTTAGCATGGAGTCTTGTGACAACATTCTGACTATTTTTGGTTCGTTGGTAATCCTTCAGATTCTTATGCGTTGTAATAACAACACCACGATTCTCACCGCGACTCTTCTTCACTGTCAGAGCGAAATTATCACGAACCAACTCGCCTTCCCACGTTCCGACGATACTATGCTTGCCGTCTAGCAATACAGAGTACAAAGTTTCTGTCTCAGTCGTGTTGAATGTCCTACGGTCCTGAATATCACTGTTAAATGAGAAGTCTCCAAGAACCGTTTTGGTGTTTTGTACCATGCGAGAAAGAGCCATGCCACAACTCTGACTAGTCACACTCATTGGTGTGATCGACCGTTGCATCACATCATCTGAAATGTGATAGGCTGTGATTTCCAGATGGTCATTGTTCTCAACAGGTTTCTTGATGCGAAATAGCTGCGCCCCTAAAACAGGAGTCGGAGCCTTTATCAGCATATCTTCTTGGATGAGCTGATAGATACCTGAGTCGGAAATAGGATATTTCACAGTTAAGGTGAAATCGCCATTCATGGTTTCTTTCACAATCGCCGAAGTCGCTTCATGAAGTGGCTCCCCGTTCCATCGAACGGTTCTTATATCTTTATTAAGTAGATAAAGCAATTATGCCCACCCCCAAACCGTTTCGATTTCAATCGATTGAATACCTGGGCCCAAAACAACCCCAACATTCCTAAGTTTCGCTGGATCAACTGTGATAAAATCCCCTGACCATTTCACTGGCTTCCCTGTTGTTGTTTTAAAGCTAGGATTGTCAGGATTATTGACCATCACAAGCGATTCTGAAAGCTTTTCAAGCCTAATAACCTGACCAGCGATTGTAAACGAAGTCTCAACAGCGCTCTGGCCAACAATTGTAATTTTAGGAAAAGCAAGAGCAGAACCTTGCACGGTTAAAGTTCCACTTCTTGTCAATCTCTGTGTATCAGTGGCTTTGAAGTATTTGGTAGGGTGGCAAGTGAATTTCACATCTACCGTCCATGCACCAAAATCATCTTTAATAATTTTGAAATCATCCACTTTATAGCACCAATATTTCACGCTTGGCTCTTGCTCATTCTCCAACCAAAATTTTTCACGATTTAACAGAGAAGAAAAACGGTATAACTCTTCATCTGTTGGGTTAATTAAGCTGATATGGTAGCTTTTTTCAATCAACCTACGATGCCTATTTGATTGAACAATTGCACCACTGATCCCATCATGTTCTAAAAGACTAGTTTTTGAGGAGGACACGATGACTTGTGGTCGTGTTTCAACCAGAATCTCACATTTAAATGATGATGTTTTCACTCCGTCGATGGTCAATTCATTAATTTTTGTCATGCGAAACCTCCTCTCAAATTAGTTTTTCTTTGTAGTTCTTCAGCAATACGTGTTCCTACTGCATCAGCTAGTCTATTCAAATCCGCTTCTTCTCTGATGGTCACCCCTGAGAAGTTTACATTGATGCTATTCGATGTATTCATTGTATTAGCAATACTTTGTCCAATCGCACCAAGTGTTGACTTATTGAGTGGAAGGATTGCTTCCGCACCAGCTTCTCCACCAACCATTGCTCTATTTCCATTCATTCCAAATAAAGTTGGTTTGGTCATGATACCACCCTTCGCATACCATTCAATTCCAATACTTGGAACACCTTGACTCAACCAATCTAATGGATTGGCCGAACCACTCACATAAAAGTGAGGTAGTGGAATGTGTGGCCAGCTGATATTGAAATTAAATAGATTCTTAATAGCTTGAATAGCGTTAGATACTGCATTTTTAGCACCATCAATAGCGTTGGAAATAGTTGATTTGATAGAGTCCCAAATACTACTAGCAGTCGATAAGATGCCATTAAAAATTCCTGAAATCGTGCTACTCAAAGTATTAAATAAATTTGACCCGGTTGAGACCAGTCCAGACCATAAATTGGAAAGGGTAGAAGTAAAACTCGACCACAGAGACTGAGCCCCTGAAATCAAACTTGAGAAAATATTGGACAAGGCGCTAGTAAAGCTAGACCACAAAGACTGTCCAGTTGAGACTACTGAAGACCAAATTTCAGAAAGCCAAGCAGTGAAATTTGACCACGCTGTAGTAGCAGTCGTGACAATATTAGTCCACAATTCAGAAAGCCAAGCGGCGCAAGCATCCCACGTCGACTGAAGCCATTCGGATATAGCCCCCCAGTTCATGATGGCCTGAATGATGAGTGTAATAACGGCAATAGCAGCAACTATTGCCGCTACGACAATTCCAACAGGCGCACCTATTGCCCCTATAGCAATAACTAGTGGTGCTATTGCACCAAGCAGTAGCATTACAGCAGTTGTAACGAGTCCAAGAATCACGATAGTCTGTTGATCAGTTTCATTTAAGCTGGTAAACCAATTGACAGCAGATTCAAGCATACCCATCAAAGGTTCTAAAGCTGGTATAACAGTCTCAAGTAATTTACCACCTATCTCAGCAAGCCCTTCTTTCGCTTTATTGGAATAGGTTGTTAGTTTATCAATCGGATCTATTGTTTCATCAAATGTTGTTGCTACAGTTCCTGATGAGCTTTGTGCTGCTTCAGCTAAATCATTAAAGCTAAATGCCCCACGTTGGATAGCATCTACCATCCGTGGTGCAGCCTTGCTACCAAAAACTTCTGAAGCTATACTCAGTGCTTTTGTCTCACTAGTAGAATTTTGAATCGCATTGACAGTCTCGTTCAACCCCTCAGTCAATGTCTTTCCGTTTTTGGCATAGTTTACTGCAGCCTTTGAAAGCGAAGACAGGGCTGCAGAAGAGTCAATCCCACTTTTTTCAAATCTACCAATTAACGTCGCCCCCTCTTCAAAAGATAATCCTAGCATCTTAATTTGTGGAGCTCCATCAATTGCTTTTTGGAAGATAGAGTCATAAGATTGACCAGTATCTTGGCCGACCTTTGTTACTGAATCCAATACTCTCGCTAGATCCTCATTAGATAAACCGTAAGCATCAATTGCTTTCTTGGCATTTATTGCGGAATTTGAAATATCTTCTCCAGTTATTTTCGAATATTTCAATAGATACTCTGCTGCAGATTGCAAAGTATCGCCAGTAAGTCCAAATTGTGTGTTTAACTCACCAACTGCGTCAGCAGATTCTTGAAATGTAGCCGATGGTAAGGATGTAGCGATTCCTTTTGCAATTTCCTGAAGTCCTAACAAGGCTTCGCCAGTAAGTCCAGTCTTCGTTGTAACAGTATCCATCGCTTCGTCGATTTCAGACCATGCATCTACTGTTTTTTTACCAGCATCAACCATTTTTTGACCTAGTTGTCCTGCTTTTTCAGCAACGTTCATCATTACATCAGCCTTTAAGTATCCTGTAGCTTCCTTGATGTTTCCTGTTGCTGAACGGCTCGAATCCCCTAGATTCCCCATGGCTTTATCTATCTTTAACACCTCAACTTCTGCTTGCCCAATTTCATTTTGAAGTTGTCGCCATTCCTCTGTTCCGATTTTTTCCTTTCCTAATTCCTCTTGTTTCCGTTTCAACTCCTGGACCTTATCCTTGGCTAATAAAGATTGTTTACCTAATAACTTCATTTTTTCTTCGGACAACTCTACATTTTTAGGATCTAATTCAAGCTTCTGGTTGACGATATCAAGTTCTTTTGCAACATTGTTGATTTCTTTGTTGAGATTTAAAATAGACTTTGGATTTCCTACATCTTCGATATGTTTTTTGGTTGAATTCATTGCCTGGTCAACAACCTTCATCTGTGATTCAACTTTAGAAATTTCAAGTTGAAGCTTATTCCACTGTGCTGACCCAACTTCAGATTCTCCCAGTTCCTTTTGTTGCTTTTTGAGTTCAGCAATTTTCATAGCACCAACACGAGCTTGTTCCTGTAAGTTGAGCAACTTACGATTCAGCAAGTCGACATTGTCTGGATCCATCTTCAATTGTCTATTGATGTTGTTGAAATCTTTTTTCAGACTAGATAAAGCATTATTGATACCTTTTACAGATCTGTCAAATTCAACAGTATTGGCACCAAATTTGACGTATAAGCCTTCAAATGTTTCAGCCATAGATTTCCTCCTTTCAGTTTTAGTCAGACATTACATTTAGTAATTCTGCGTTTGATAAAGTTTTTTTCTCATTTTCATTGATACTCATCTGATGTAGTGTTCCCATCAGGTAATTAAAGTGTTGACTTTCTGCCCAAAAAACATCCATCCGATTTTCAAAAATAACCTTATAAATTTTTTCAGAAGTTATGACTTCTGTTGAGGCTTTTTTCTATCTTGAGGAACCTTTGCTCTACTTCGGTTAAATTCATAAAAGAGGTCTGAGAAAAAACCAATATCGATCAAATCCCCAAACCAAGGAGCAAGAGAGGCTGTTTCAGCAGTCAGCTCATTCTGTACCAAGCGACCATTCTCAACCTCACCGTACAAACAAGGGATGACTTCAGTTAGGAAGTTCATGAAATCTGGCTCCATAAGTAATGGCATTAGTTTGACTTTTTCTTCATCAGTTAAATCAGATAAGCTACCATTTACACCAGTTGCAAGGGCAAGCTGTGTGTAAGCTGTGAGTGCTTTTTGGTTGTCATCAAAGAAGTTGCGACCTGTTCGCTGTTCATACATCTTGATAGCTGGTAAAGAATAAAGAAAGCGCACTGTTTCAGTGTGCTCTCTTTCTTCACCATAACTATCAAACGCTGTGAATGATAGTTCTTTTTTAATCATTTTAGCCTCCTGGCACGATGGCTGTTGTTCCTAAAGCTTCATTGATAAAATCAATCAATTTCGTTGGGGTACTTGAAGCGAACAATTTATCAAATTTAGCACGGACAACACCCTTGTCTGTATCACGCCATACAATTTCTGAAACAGGTTTTTTATCTGAATCTAGAATGAAATTGTTAGGTGACGCAGTACATGGAATTTCGATTTCTTTTGGTGTAGCAGAGCTTTCATCTGTTGTAGTGCTGCCTTTTGGAGCCGATGCTTTCACATTGGTCCAGATGTGGAATTCTTCAACCTCCGAACCAAACTCATCTGTCACTGTTTCAGCATATCCCCAAATGAAATTCGCATTCACACCAGTATCGATGAGCGCTGGAGGAGTTGAAGTTGTTAGCTTTTTACCCAAGTGGTCAATCATGAATTGTTTAGGAATTTGATAAGTCGTGATGGATCCCTCAGTTGATTTCTTACCTTGAAGACGAACGTGCTCCACATTGTCTGCGTAGTATGCATTTGATTCTTGTGAAGTTTCAAAAGATGTTTTTCGCAATCCTGTAAATGGGTATGGTGTTTTTAGATCGAGTGCGCCAGATTCTGTTTTTGAAATCTTAGCAAAGAATCCCATGGCATTGCCATGAGTAACCTCTCGTGTGTCATATTTATAAGTCATTGTGACTCCTTCCTTAATTTGGTCTGATTTTTATTGATTTCATATTATTGAGAAAGATTTCTTTATTTTTGAGATAAGCTGGTCTGATGTGTTCTTGAGGTGCTACAAATCCACCATTTTTTGTTGCGTGGCCATTTTCTAACAAGTGAGCAAGCGACTTCTCTTTCCCATTGTTATATACTACAGCGATATCTTCAATGGTCTCGTGAGTCCATCCTTTTTCATATACTCCGTTTCTTCTAGGACTTCCGTCTCTAATATCTCCAGCGGTGCTTTTTCCTGCTTTTTCTATGATTTCTAAAACTTGATTCTGTATATCGATTTTTAATGTTTTCACATTAACGCTACCACTTCCCACTTGTGAATACCTCGATTCTGTAGGTTGTAAGTAAGTAATCTGTATCAGGCTGTTTTAGATTCAACTGACTAGGTTCACACATAAAATTAGACAACATCAATTCCTCAATGCTGTCTAGTTTCTTCTTGTGATAGTGACTGATTTGAATAGTCACTTTTCTCATGTGTACTGTGTCATCAGCAGTAATACTACTACCCGGAGTTAAACGATAGTAAAGAATAACGTTGTCAGGAGAGGACTTTTCCTCACGTTCCATATAGAACACTTTTGATTTTAAAGTGTTTTTTTCTAGGATTTCTTGAATTTCTTGCCTGGTGAAAAACTTCTTAGCCATTATTTCAATTCTCCTAATTCAATTATCGTGTAGTGGCCATCATCAGATTCAGTTCCAACATTTACCTTGTACTCTTTTCCTTTGTACTTCACGTAGTCTAAGGAATCTGTCACATAGTTTGAACGTATCCGAAATCTTGCTGTCAAAACTTGACCATCTGCCAAAGCTTTATCAAGTCTACGTTGGTAGATCTTCTCTTTTTCAGCTTTGACTTTCTTTTCTACAACTTGTTTTTCAAAAACACCTTTTTCGACCTCTGTACGCTCATCGTAACAAAGGATGATTGATACTCTAGATGATTTCATGATTTAACTCCGTAAATAGCTTTTAATTGATAGAGAATATTTGTCAATTCTTCATCAATCCAGCTCATTGTTGTTGAGTTTCCTATCATCAAGGATTTATCAAATCTCTGAACACACCTCAAATGTAACCAATCTAAAATTGTTTCTTTATCATCCTCTTCAATCTTATTCCATTCTGTCAATTCGCTTTCTTTATCGATGCGAGTGATAGGAATGTTGTTTCTCGTTAAATATGAAATCCCACTATTTATGTAGCTTAAAAGTTGAGTGTCGAAGATCTCTTCTTCGACATCAACTTCAACCATTTCTTTAATTTGGTTAAGGATTGTCATTTTAGACTCCCCTTTCTATTTAAAATCAACCTTTCGTGAATTTCACAGCTGATTTGTACTGACCAAGTCGGCCACCAAGCACGCTGGCAAGTTCGATATGACGGCGATTCATCGTTACATCATAATCTTCAAAGCGATCAGCAGAGACATCATCACCAATCATCTTATAAGCCTTGTCAGCAAATGCGATAATTGGGTTAGTCGCATCTTCCATCCAGTCATAGACATATACTTGGTAACCAGCAATGACATTTCCTGTTTGTGAAATTGGTGCGAATGGTTGTGGATCAATGTAGCGTTTTTCGCCATCCTTAACCATTTTAAGTTTACGAGCAATGGTTTTTGAAGTTACCAAAATTGGAGTTGTATTTGCAGCAAGTTTATCAATCCCTTTGACGAGGTTTTCTAAAACAGTACTGTCAAATTCCCCGTCAACACTGATTTCTTGTGTATCAAATAGTTGAGCAAGTGTTTCTTCTGCAATAGATTTAATTTCAGTGATTTTGTCATCATCATCACTATTTTTACCATCGCCAATAACAACAGCACGTTCAACTGCACGGATGAATCCTTGTGCTAATTCATTCATCACATAGTTGAAGTAAGCACCTGTTGTATCCTTCTTCAAGTCAGCATACTCAAAACTGTACTTGATGTAGACAGCAGCAGAGTTGATTGTATAATTGATAAATACAAAAGATTCATCTTTCTTTGTTTTGCCATTCTGATGGCCTTTGGCTTTTGCTTGTTGCGTTTGAAGCGCAACACGTACTGCATAACGAGGATCTTTGGTTACATGGTTCAGGATACCATCGTAATCATTAAATGCATTTTGGATTGCAATCAATACTGGTTCAGGTAAGATTTTGTTAACATCAGTTACACCTTTTTCAACCAGATTTGCTTCCCACGCTTTGCGGGCACTGTTTGAGCTGCCTTCGTTATCCATGAGGATTCGAGCGAAATCAAGTGCAGCTTCTTTTGTTTTTAAGTATTCCATTTGTGTCTTGCCTTTCTGTACTTCCTTGATAGATTTAGCAGCTTTATTGAGATTGTCTTCTTTTTCTTCAATTTCAATATCTAACTTAGAAATTGTGTTCTTGAGTTCCTCTGCTTTGGATACCAATTCTTCTGCATCTGATTTCAACTGTGCAAGTTCTTCTTCTCCAATAGTTGCTGACTTCAATTTCTCTTCGATTGAAGCTTTTTTAAATTTGACCTCAGATAACTCATCTGCATGTTTTTGTCGTTCTTCCATCAATTCGACTAGTGTTTTCATTTTTTCTCCTTTTTTAAATTGTTGCAAGTTTACTCATGATGTCTTGCTTCATGTTCGCCTGAGCGATTCGCTTGTCAACCACAGACATATCAAATCCCTTAATATTATCAACGGTTGCTTGAGGATTGGCTGGCACGGTCACGACAGATATTTCAAAGATTTCAACTTCTTTAAAAATCCATCCACCGTAAGGTTGCTTAGCGTCAACTGGCTCATAATCATTAATAAAAAATCCAATGCTCAGACTATCCAGTGCCCCCATCTTCATGAGGTCATAGGTTTTCTTAGCTTCTGGATCGCTTAAGTTGAATGTTGACCGTGTTCGCAGACCTTTTTCATCTACCGACAGTTCATGCTTACCGATGACACGATTGCGGTCGTGATTTAAGCACATAGGGACGACAGCCTTAGTTTTCAGGGTATTGTCAAAACACCCCTTGGCCATCACATCGCCATCTCTGTCGGTATTGCCATAGGTGGAGGCATAAGCCTCAAAGTGAAAGTCAGCTGACTCTTCCTCAACTGACTTGACGACAAAGGTTTTTAACTTTTCCATAGCCTACCTCCTTTCTTAAAATTTCTGCCAACCGCCCACCCTATTCTTAATTACTTTCGCTTGGCTCGATACGAACTGCATTTAGATTAGTTTCGAATACTTCTCCACCTTCATATCCTGGAAGTCCTAGATACGTTTCACGGAACTCATTTGAATTCATCAAACCTGCGTATTTAGATTTAAATCCACCTTCTACTAGATCCTTGAATGAAATCATGTCAGCCATATCAAAGAAGACCAAGAGCTTGTTTCCTTGTGTCCTTGCCGTCTTCGTGAAATATTTTCTATTAATTTCTTCAGAGAATACACGTTGATATAATTTCATGACGCTAGAATAGTAAGCTCTATATTGTTCTTCTGTGTAGTCACAAGTAAACAATTTTTCATTAATCCCATGAGCATGATAAAGTTGAGATTTCAGAAACTCCATTTCTTCTTTAGAAGCGGTTGAGTAATCTTTGTTTAATTCCATAAACTCTTCACCTTGCTCGAGATAGGCAATGCCACCATTTTCAGCAAGTTCCATCATGATATCAACTCGACTCTTAGCTTGTTTCTTCAAATGTTCATCTGCTGCTTTAGTTGGTAGTTTTAAGAATCCTCTCAACTTTGAATTCCCTCTGCCTAACTTCTCGGTTAACGCATCAAGGTTGATATCAATTAATTCTGTGATTTGGTTTAGTTGACTTGTCACGTTTAATTTAGGATTCTCAAAAACCCAGACATCGCTAAGAGGTAGCTCAATCTCTACATCATCAATCATGATTTCAACTCTCTCTGCAGTCCATGATATTGTTTTCTTTGCAAGCCAAATTTCAATCAGTCGACCATTTTCCCAACGTGGAACAACGACCGCAACACCATCTTTCAGCATAGCTCTTGTTACATTTGCCCAAAATACAACTGGTATTTCAAGAGGATTTGGAGAGAAAGATAAAACATTTGCAAGATCACTATTTTCAAACCACTCCATCTTGTCAACTCCAGTCGGATTTCGAGTGATTCTCACATGCTTAAATCGAACTTGTGCAGTATCTGTTGAAATCTTATTGTAGATATTGTCTAAGTAAATCGAATTTCTTCTCCAATAATTCAAATTTCTTTGTAAATATGTCCTTGTGGATTTTCTATTACTTGGTCTGAAAATCCTAGCAAAAACCTCTCTTAGATTATTTATATATTTGTTCATTCTTCACCTCAATCAAAGTAATAACTCAAGTCTTCCTTGAAATTTTCGTAGCAAATAAAAGCATCTAGCTGACTAGCAAATACGTCAATCTTTTCTTTTGCTTTTTCTTTATTTGGAAATACATTGTTATTCGCATCTATCTTGACACGAACATTTGCGTGGTTCCAAGTTGCCACAGGATCGTCAAAGATGATTTTCCCCATCTTAGCTTTTTCTTTATACACTTTTAAAGGATTGGATAAGCTCTTGACCGTTTGTGGAATGTCGTGACATATATCTCCGTAGTAGTCATTAATTAAGCGAATAAGCTCTTTTGCATTCCAGCGGTCATATCCAACTGCAACTGGTAAGATTCTATTCTCACTCATGAACTGTCTTAACTCTTCAAAGATATAGGCTTGGTCATTGTAGTCCAACTCATGAACATGAAGCTGACCACTAAGCTCCCACTCAGCGTATTTGTCCCTCAGTTCTTTTGGAAGACCTTCAATCGTATGACGTGGCATGAACTTCTTGTTCAAATACTGACGCTCTTCGCCACGCACGACCATAAATGAGACCGAACAAATATCATTGACATCCGACAAGTCAACACCAAGCACACAGCGAGCACTCCGCTCCTCATTTCCGACAAATAAACTCTTATCAAACTTATCTGACCAACCCTTGCACTCTTCATTACTGAAGTAAGCAAGATAGTTATTAACAGGGAGATTAAACGTCTTAGCCATCAGCTCAGCCTGTTGTGCTGGATCATTCTTACTCATTTCAATATCCTTGGCAATCGTCTCCTTCTCAGTTGTTATACCAAGTAAAGGCATAGCTTTCTGCCACATATCTGGATTGTGGATTTCAGAAACATCATCCAGCTGATAAATCCAAGGCATGACAGAATCATTGACAATCTTTTCATCAAGGATATCTACCCAAATGTTGTAATACTTATCAAAAAGCTTGTCCCGTTTCGTCCCATTGGTGGAGATGTACCAGGTTATCCAATTTTTTCGCTTACGACTCGAACCATCATTCACAACCTTGATGAAGTCATCATCATAAGTGTGCACTTCATCAAAAATATTGTAGTGAGCATTAGTACCATCAAGGCTTTCATAGTCGGAAGTCTTGATTGACATAAGACTGTTAGTTGTCTCATACAAGATTCCTTGCTTTGTTGACCGTAGTATGTCAGCCTCACGCATATAGTGTAGCAAGCTCTCTTCGTTCGACAACATAGCTCTAGAAGCATTAAACAGATATCCAGCCTGTTCACGACTGTATGCTAGAAGCTGAATATCAGCACCCCACTCACCGTCAATAATCTGACCAACCTCACCAATAGCAGAACCAAGGGTGGTTTTTCCTGTACCACGAGGTACAATAATAGGCACCTCATGAATGAGACGCCTTTCTTCAAAATCTTTATATTCTTCAAGTGTATCGGGATCTGTTTTTGTAACTTCAACTGTATGATAAAAACCCCACGTTGTTTCTAGCCAGACCTTCTGAGGCAAAGCCAAGCGTAACTTGCCAGCAAGACCTTTAGTATTGCTGCACTCTTCCTCAATGAACTCAATCCGTTTGTCAGCTTCTTCTTGTTTAAAGATGTATTGCTCCTTGTATCTCTCTACTCGTTTAATCGACTTCATCGTAAGTTCACAAACACGAATCTTCCCTGAGTAGACCAGCTGAGCATATTTATCAAAATATCTCATCTCAACCATATCGAGCCAACTTCTCCTGAATCATTTCTTTGAGGCTATCACCCTGTGGACTTTGCTTTTCAATCGTTGACATAATCTGCATGTTTAGCTTTTGATACTTTTCCATTCCATCAAGTAGATACTTATCAGGTAGCTCACCATCATTGATGACTTTATTTATTTCCAGTTGGAAGTTTTCAATCACTTTTTGATTGTGATTGTATTGAGTTTTTAAATTTTTCAAACCTACTGAATCATTGTCATTGATTTCAAGCATTTTTTCTTTTGGAATCAACTTGAAAGTCTTACGAGAGAGTTCAACACGTTCTTCTCTTGTATACTTTTGCCGTTGATTTGCAAGCTTTTCTAACTCTTTAAACTGACTTTTGGTGATATTTGACCGAGTTTCTTCAAATATGCCTAGCTTTTTTCGATACCTTGTGAGGGTAGCACGACTTATTCCTAGCTTTTCTAAAACTTCATTGATTTTCAAAATCATGCTCCTTTCTTGTATCAATTTTCGTCATTTTTGGGGGAGAGGTATATAAGAGGATTGACACCGTTATTATTTTGGGTGTGTGAAAATTTTAAATAGGGGGGATCTGATAAAAATCAAAAATCCAAAAAATAAAAAAATCAAAATAAATTAATATTCCGATTTTCTAAATTTAAATTTATTTTACTTTGAAATGTTTTTGTATTATGACACTCGAGACAAAGTAATTGCAGATTATCTTCGTTGAGAGTAATAGACTCATCTTGATAATTAGTTTCATCAATCTCTATAATATGGTCAACAATGCTCTTGCCATGAATTAAACGTCCACACACATCGCAGCGCATACGCTTTGTAGTTCTGATTCTATTTCTCAGAGTTCTCCAATGTTTCGAGTTGTAGAATTTAATCTGCCAAGTTCTAAACCAGTCAGAGTGTTTTGAATTCCTAGATTTCATAGTTCGACCAACTCACTCCGAAGCTCGCCAGTTACTTTATGTCTGTAGGTTATAATTTTATACAATGGTTTGTCCCAAGCGTTTACTGTACAAATATCAACTAATTCAAATCCATTAAAGCTATATGGATATGCTTTAGGTCTCATGCTTCATCCTCCCTCAAAAAAGAGAACTCGCACAAAGCTGTTCCCTGAATTTTTCGCATGATACAAATATATCAGATTCATTTTGTCAATTCTATATCTTTTTTTGACAAGATTTATTTTTGAGTTTTGAATTTATGTAAAATATCCCTGTTGAATTAGTTATATCTTATATTTTATCCAATTTTGTTTCACACTCAAAAACTAATACGGACAATGCTTCAGGCCCTATTCAAAATATAAACTAGAAACTTCCTCGTTATGGATAGTTGAAAAAATCAAAAAAATATTAGAGGCTAAAATTACTCATCTTAGTATCAAGTTCATCTTGCCTTACACAAATATAAATTAGTGTGACTGCTGGACTTGAATGATTGAACAGTGACATCAAGTCTGCAATGTTCTTGTACTTCTTGTAGTAATGATAGCCAAATGTTTTTCGCATCGTATGAGTTCCGACATTATCGATGCCTAAGTCTTCAGCAGCTCTTTTAAGAAACCAGTATACCGTCTTATAGCTGAGCGCCTTATTCTTTCCAACACGACTCTGAAATAGATACTCATATAATTCTTTACCTTTGACAAATTCCCTCAATTCATTCTTGAGTGGTCTTGTCATTTTGATGCTCTTATATTTCCCCGTTTTCTGTTCTCTAACTTTAATGTGCCAGCCTTGAACATCTTTAACCTTTAGTTTGAGAATATCGCCAACACGAAAACCTGTGTTGATCCCCAAAAGAAATAACATATAATACTTTTCATTCCAAGATGATAGATAGTCCTTCATGGCTTGAATATCATCCTTGTCTCTTAATGGTTCAACAATATTCATAGTTTTGCTCCTTTCACAAAAAAATAAAGCACTAAGATTTTCTCAGTGCTTTGGATAGTATCAATCTATCATATTCATTTTGTCAATGCTATACATTTTTTTGACAAGTTACATGAACAATAATTTTGCAAGTGTATCAAGAATGACTTCACGTCTTCTGTAAATCTGCTTACTGTGTCTGTATAGATACCCAGTGTCACCATTCTCCATAATATGCCAAACTTGAATCCAATCGTATCTAGTATGTTCTCCCCATCTCAAATGAAAGATTTTTTTATCATCAGGTTCAAGTGCATCAAGTAGTTTGGAAATTGCTGTTTGAAAGTTTTCTAGTCTTAAAACCATCGGATCGCTTGCATAAGCAACTGCTAAGTTCTCCGACCTGTTGACGAATGTTCCGCTTCCACTTGCATCAGTATCATCAATACCAGGAACAGTGAGATGTTTCACTTCGTACAATCGTTCTAATTCATGCCTACGCTGACCAATAAGTTTGTCAATCTTCAGGTATTTATCGTCGAGTTCAAACTCAAGATAATCTCTCCGTGATTTTGTTAAATTCTTTTTGCCCAAACCTTACCTCCCATATATCTTTTAGTTTTGACCCACTTGATAATCTTACCATCGTTGTTATTGTTAAAATAATCTGGCAATCTTGCCGTTGGACTTTCTTTATAGACAACTTTCTCAACGACCTGGACTCCAGGCATCATTTCATCATCTATCCACCCAACAAGCCACGCAGGGTTTACATCATAGGTTTTAGCAATCATTTCAATTTGCTTAATGGACGGATATCCACCTCGCTCATACAAATGAATTGTATTTTGTGAAACACCTGTATCTCTGGCCATATCTTTGACAGAGATACATAGGTCCTCTCTAAGTTCTTTCAATCTCAGCTTCATCTTGCTCTCCACTTTCTAGTATTAGCTTTTATGAATGTAGCCTGCTCTTGCATCTGCTTCCATTCATAATCCATAATGATTTCAAGTTGATTGTTACAAAGACCTTTTAAGAAATCATTTTGAGCTTCTAGTTTCTCAATATCCTTATAGGCCCTTTCATACAGTTCATCTTCCAGAAATCTAATGCGCTCTGCCATTGCTTCCTGAATGATGATGTAAGTTGGTTTCTTGTACTTTGCCATTACAATATTACCTCATCTCCTATTTTTAGAGATTCATAGTTTGTTTTAGTAACTACGAACACTCCGTAATTTTGTACTGTGATAGTGTACATGTCACCAATTTTCTCCTTCTGTAAGACTCTGCCTTTGATTTCTGCTCCTTGATTGTCAGCTTTATAAACGACAATCGGACGCTTTGCTTCTAGTTTTTTAATGTAGATACTCTGCCAGATATTCAATCCAGCAGACAATAAAATCCAAGTTGCGATAAATCTTTTCACATCGCTCCTCCTAAAAAATTGTTTGCAAAACTAGTTTGTTCTGTATTAATTATTTTGTGTTTATAATTGATCAATGGATTAATAATGTCATTCATTAAAGCAGGTTTTAAAATGATTTCGTCCACTTCTAAAATGTTTTTATCTCCAATTTTTATTTTTATGTCATGTCCATTAGCGATATATTCAAGGTCATTTTTAGATAGGGTAATTTCTAACTTTTTCATCCCTCAACCTCCTCTTCGTCGTACGGTATGTCTCCATTTGATAAATACTTAGATTCAATCATCAAGAAATCATTGACACATTCCTGACTACAGAAACAATTTTCAACATCATTAAACAACGCAAGAATAACATGATTCTCTTGTACTACCAGAAACTCGTCTTCGAGTTCTTTGCAACAGTTCGAACACTCATAACTCATCACTCTATCTCCTCATTTTTTATTGATTCATACGCTCTTTGATAAGCATCCAAATATAGAAATACTATTTCAGACACTTTTTTACCAGCGAATTCAAGAGTCTCATAGTATTCTGAATCTTGTTCACTCAGGAATTCTCGAACAGTATCAGTAATGTGTTTGAATCCATGCCGATCATCGAAATATTCAAATAGTTCATCAAAATAATATTGATCATTGTCGTCTAATTCTTCATATCGCTTATTATCAAAGAAATACTCAAGAATAATTTTTTTAGCTTCATCTTCGTCATAAACAAAAATATTTCGACTAGATGCTTTGATTTTTTCAATAAAATATTCAGCGTTGTTTGTGAAATCCTTATAGAAATCTTCCCAACTACCCATATTATTAAAATTTACTGCAACCAACTCACCGAAATCACCTGTGATGGCTAGAGATGAATTTTTCTTATCGAAAATATATCTTAGATTATACATTAGGTTATATTCTGGACTATGATAATCAATGATTGTAATATCATCTAATTCGATTTTTTTAGCAATGTGCTTGTTAAAATAGTGTGCAAATGATTCCATCATTCCACCTCCTCGACTTCAAACAATGGACTATTAAACACTTCACTAAAACCAGCATCTTCTAGTTCTTTGCGGGTGTGTTTTGTTTTATAAAGTGAGTTTTCTTCCCGATCAGAAAAAAGCCATTTTTTCGAATGTTTTTCGCAGTTCAAAGTTTCGTGATTTCCACAAACGCCTTTCACTTTCACCAAATACCGCTTTTCTTTTTCCACAGCGTAACCATTCACCCAAGCTTCTGCAAAGATATTCACATTCTTTAATTCCAGCCAATCTTTCACTCTTCCATTCGGAGCCATTTCGATTGCACCTCTGATGTTGTAAGTTATTTCTCTAGCTTCCTCAATCCAATCAGCAACAAATTGCGGAATCACTGGTTTATTCAACTCACGTCGAATCTTATCAGCATCCTTCAATTGATTGCCAACCCATGCTCCCTCAAGTTTGCCTTGCTCGTAGCCACTACGGTATTTCATCGAACCGTAGTCGTCCCCTAATTCTTTAAGGATGTCATTAAGCCATCTAGTCTGTGTCGTCGGATCAAACCCTCTGATTCGACGAACGACATCTTTTAACTTGAATGGCAACGGTTCTGGTTCATCTAAAGACCGTAAGTCTTTCAAAACCAAATCAACCGATGTCAATTTCTTCTTGCTAGCTTTAAATTTTTCGTATCGTTCAATTAGTCCTTGAATGTTCATTCTCTATCTCCTTCTTCATTTTCTAAAGCGGCATCTTGTATGAAAGTATTACCAATTTCATAGTGCTTGTATTCCTCAGCTGTCACTTCAAACGTTTCTTCAACTTGCTTATTACCTGCACGACCTGAAACGACCAGAATGTATTTTCTTTTGGTTCTGGTTGGCACAAGCACCGAACTTTTTCCTGTTGTAACAGGTATGAAAGTTGTGTGAGGTTCATCAATGTACTTGTCTACAACCGTTCCGCTCGAAATCTCGTGACATGCTACGAGGAAGGATGCGAATAAAACAACACATAGGATTTTAAAATATCTCATTCCTTCTCCTTTAAAATCTCTTGGTTCTCGTAGATGTTGCCGATGATTTCTCTATTGCCAGCCACGTTACACAATCGCTCAAAATTGTTGTAACTAATCAAACTATTCGTCCACATCCCTAAATCAGATCTGTATTCGACTACACCATTCAACAATCCATCTTTTGTACCAAGAACATCTTTCTCGTATATTTCCCGTAAATTTTTGTCAAACATCCCTGTGAAACGTCCTACTGATTCTATATTTACAGGACACCAAGAACCTATAGTAATGTATTGTTCGTTAGCTTCTACCACTTCGTTGATAATAAATGCTCTTCCTCTATCTTCAATTAAATGTCCGTATTGCCATTCTCCTTTGCTATTTTCGTCAATGGATAACCCTCTAAATTTTGGAATCATCTGGCAAATCCTCCTCTTTCACAAATACCCCGTCAATCATCTTTCCTTTGCGGTCCTTGATGACTTCATAAGCTTCTTCTAAACAATTTTCAGCTGTAGTACCATTGCAAAATGAAACCGTACTGACCACACTGTCAAGAAACATCAAGTCTGCTTTGATTAAAGGAATCTGTGTCTCATTGTGACAGACATGAGCGTATAGCTTCTGAGCGATATTACCCAGACTAGAAACCATCAGCAACAATTCAAGTTCCTGTTGATTAGCCGAAATCTGAGCACCGTTCTTGATCTGTTGATCAAGTCCAATCAATACGACTTGAATATCACCAAGCGCATCATAAATCAGCTCAGATTTGTCCTTTGCAATTCCTTCGAATAATTCTCCTGACTCTTCCATGAGCTTCAAGAACTGCTTGACTGGATTTGCTTCATGTAAATTTCGGTCAACAAACCACTGTTGAACCTTTTCTTCCAAATTCATTTTTGTATTCATCTTATTTTTCCTCCGTTTCTTCCGCTTCTTTATATAATCCCATTGTCTTAATAATTTTTTCTAACATAGATTTATGTAGCGTGATGTAATTATTTTTCTTCACTTGTTCACAAAAAATACAAATTCGTTTGCCAAAATAATTACAATTTTCAGTCGAACGGTAACTTTTATCCGCTTCAATTTGTTCTTTATTAGCTAAACTAACAAGAATTACTTCATCAGATTCGTTCCAATCAGGAATTCCCATACATTTGTGTACATTTTCAAATGCTAAATCCGTTAAAATATCTTTAGCCATCATTCTCCTCCGTTTTCTTCGTAATCAAGTAGTAGCAATCAACCGCTCCGTAATCAATCCTGATATTTTCATCACTCATGCTTTTCCGAAAACGTGGATGGTTGATAGCTGAGTAACTAGCTTGATGTTTCTTTAATTCATTGATTGCGCCATGTATGTGGATAAAACTCCCAATGAGTATCTTGCGGTGACCGTTATAAATGAAGTAGAGCTCAATCATCAATACCTCCTAAAATTTCATAAAAGCCATCCAATGAGTCGTCCCACGTTGCTGGCCGAAAAGTGGTTGATGCGGAACCAATTCCAAAATTTCCTTAACATTTACTTGAGCATCAGACCATTTAAAAATAAGTGTTCCACCTGTTTTCAAAACTCTAAAACATTCTTCAAAACCTTGTTGTAAATCTAACCTCCAAGTCAACAAGTCTAGTTGTCCATATTGCGCACGCATGAATGATTTCTGACCAGCCCATAGCAGGTGTGGTGGATCAAATACAACAAGGTTAAATGTTTCATCATCAAATGGCATATCTCGAAAATCTGCAACAATGTCTGGCTTGACATTGATTTTCTTTTTGTGAATTTCAAATTCTTCTTCACGTCTATCCATGTATGTCGTATGTGGCTCTTGTTTATCAAACCAGAACATCCTAGACCCACAGCACGCATCTAGTATTCGTATGTCTTTCATCCCTCACCTTTCTAAAAGTAATCTTTCCTTTTGTTTTTCAAGTCATTAAAAACCATCAAATGACTATTGTCTACGCCCTTCATTAATCGACTCATGAACGGCCGACCGTAGCGTTTCTGAATTTCTAGTGCAGTCAGATTAGTCGTGATAACCGTATTGCCCCTTTTGTTGAGAATGTTGTAAAGAATACTGAAGGACCACTCACTGTCCTTCTCCATACCAAGATCATCCAAGACCAAAAACTTTGCACTAGCGATTTTATTGACCAGGAACTCTTCCTGACTAAAGTCCGCCTTGATTTTCATCAGTAAGTCAGTGACATTGATAAAGATAGCAATTTCTTTTGTAGTCTCTGATAAATATTTCATCATCGCAAAAGCAAGATGGCTTTTACCCGTTCCAGCTTCTCCCTGAAGAACAACATTATTTCTGGCACCTTCAGACCACTCTCGACAAATCCTTTTTGCAAAAGCTAGCTTTTCCGCTTCTTTTTCAGTAGGTGTGTCGAAGTTGTCAAGAGTAGCATTTTTCAGTACATCATCATAGAGAGAGAATCTCTCAAGATAGAACTTACGTTCTCGCTCATGTTCAGCATCAGCCAACTCATTGACCTTTATTTGATTCTCTGCATGGATCCGTTCCGATTCACATAAGCGACAAAGGACATCATTTGTCCGAAGGATTTTGATCAAGGGAATCCCATGCTTTTCGCAAATTTCAGCCTGTTGTTCAGTATTTCTATGATAAGATAAGGCCATCTCCTCGAGTGCATCAGTTACCATGATACCTTACCTCCGCAAGCCTGCCAGCTGGCCATATCTGACAAGCAAGCAGTGGCAGTAGAAAGAGATTGTTTTGCAAGCAGTGACTTCTTTTCCTCGCTTATCGGATAAAAGTCATCTTCAAATTGCTCGATAAGTTCTAAAATCCCCATTCGTCTGTCGCCTCCTTGCCTGATTTTTTTTCTTGATGTTGTTTTTGAGATTGTTGAACCTGTTCAACTGTTGTAACCTGATTCAGCTGCCAATTTCTTAAAATTCCACCAATGTACTTGATGTTAGGCTTACCTAAATTAATAGCTATCTTCAATGCTTCTTTTACTAAATCGACATCATTTTCGTTCAAAAGATGATTGATTTCCTCAATCTCAAAACCTGATAGCAATCTACGGAACTCAGATTGGAATAATTCAAGAATATTTTCGTTACTACTAGTAGTAGTTATACTCTTATCTTTATCTAATCTATTCTTAGTCTTATCTCCTTCTCCTTCTTCTTCTAGTACGTTACCGTCCGTTACTGTAACGTTACATGTAACGTTACCAAGAGCAAGATTTTTCTGCTTCTCTCGGTGTCTTGCCACACGATTCCGTGTTTGTTCCTTGATTTTTTCCATGCCATCAATATTTTGATGTTTTTCCCAATTTGGCAAAGTAATGACACCGTCAATAATCTCAATCATCCCAAATTGCTCAAAGACTCCCAGGGCCATTCTGACAGTATTTAGAGGCCTTTGAAAAATTGTAGCAAGCATTTCATCAGTGTAATGAACCTTATCTGACATCATCAAAAGTCCGTTGCGATTATGTTTGCCAGCGAGAGCTAGGATTTTAAACCATATAACTAAAATGGCATCATGGTCTGGTAGTGCATCAATAAGACGTATTTTTTCATCGTCAAAAATGTCCGTCGTAATCTTAATCCATTTGATTTCAGACATTACTCCCCTCCGTTTTAATTCACAAATGTTTCTTTTCGTGTCACAGGATCAATGTCAACACGTCGCCCTGTTTTAAAGTCGATAAACCCTTTTTCAACTTGTGGCGCTTGAAAATGAATGTTCTTTTTCTGTCTCATTGCCATTTTAAGCTTGATATTCATCATCAGTGATTCAATCAATACTACTGATACTACTGTTCCTACTGCAATAATTTGTAAATTGTTCATATTTTTATCCTCTTTTGTGTTATAATATAGTCAAATAATTTTGCTAAGACCTTGTCCAGAAGCCTTTTAGTAAAGTTATTAGATTTGATTTGAGAGCCATTCTTTGATGGCTCTTTTTGACCATTTTTTACCAGGGAGTTCTTTTGGAAATCCCTTCATGTAACGATAATTATTTGAAAATGTGTCATAGTTGATTCCTAAAAATAGGCAGGTGGTGCCTACATCCATCAACTCTGGATAGTGATCACTATCTTTTTCTATTTCGACTAGCCTTGTGATTGTGTCCTTGATAATAGATTTAATCCATTCAGACAGTGAAAGTAGAACATTGTCCATCTTCTTCCCCTTTCTAGACGTCATCAAATGAGTTTAATTTCATGATTTTCATCTTAGTGTTTGTGCTTGGCTCCCACGTCATCCAGTAGGCCAAGGCTGCATCTACAAACTTTTTCGGTAGCAAATCATAGCGACTAATGTTGAAGTGGTCTTTGAAATCAATCTCAGCTTGTCTAAAGACTGACTGAGCGAAAGTCTTATCCGCATAAGCTGGACTATCAATACCACCTAAGCAAGCCACGACACGAGCTTTGCGCTTCTTCAGTAATGATTGAGCATAGCTAGGATGAATCGGTTGCTCACTCTTGAGGTAGTCAATATCTTCTAGCATGGTCGCTTGTTGCTCACGCAATTTCTTTTGGCCAGTGAATAGAGCAATAAAAGCATCCTCGTCCAAATCTTCACGGATGAATCCGCCCTTCTTGCGAATGGCTGGCAAGACCTCTGATGTGACCCAGCGCTTGAACTCTTTTGCTTGTGGAAGCTTACTTGAAAGAATGAGAGAGTAGAGACCAGATTCATTGATGATCAACATATCTTGTGTTCCACCGCTAGTAGGGATGCCCTGTTTTAGGGCGTCCTCTTCATCAACATGAAGAGCAATCGCATTTCTAGCCTTGCTATATCCTAAGATATCTGCAACATCTTTCCCAACGAACCACGGCTCGTCATCAATTGTCAAAGTACGGACTTCCTGCCCGTTAAAATTAAAAATTTCGTTCATAATGTTCCTTTCTAAATCTAGTTGTGATTAGATGTTTTCTGTCGCATAGCACGTTTTCTGATAGCTTTTCCCAAACAATCAGCTAGTTGAATCATGTTTGGAATCTTGCTTCCCTTGATGCAAGAAACAGCGCCCAAAGCTTCATAATAGGTCTCTGTGTGTTCCAAAATATCATCAACCATATTTTCAAAATGTTTCTCAATAATTTCTTTGATGAGATCGTTATTTTGTTTCTTTTCGTTCATATCCTACTCTCCTAAATCAACCCAAGTTTCGTCAATTCCTAAAACGTCGCAAACTCGGTTCTTTAATTTGTCGCTACCTTTACCATATTTCAATAATTCTGAAATGGTAGGTTTCTTCACTCCACAAGCACGAGCAAGGTGTGTTTGTGTCATTCCTTCTGAATTCAGTTTATCCTTAACTAACCGAATCCATTTTTTATGTTGTTGGCTCATTCCTGACCTCCTTTTTAAAAAATTATCTAAAAAGTTAGCGAACTACTTGACAAATTCTAAAACTAGTTTTAGAATATAGACATAGAGAAAAGACCTACTAAAAGTAAGGTTATACCTAGAAAACGGACGCCAATCAGTTTTTGTTAGGCTTTATTTTTTAGTTGTCTTGTTCGCTAACTCTTTAGCTTACGAATACTATTTTAAAACTAGTTTTAGAATTTGTCAAGGGTTTTTATAATTAATTTTAAAATATTTTTTCGTAATGCTTAGAAAGGTTGAAATATCAATGTTCTTAGCATTCGACAGAATTAAAGAATTGGCTGATAAACAGAAAATTTCTTTAAATATTTTAGAAGAAAAGTTAGGGTATAGTACAAATTATCTTTATAGTCTAAAAAAAGGTAATCCAAAATCTGATAGACTACAAGAAATAGCCGATTATTTTGGTGTTAGTACAGACTACTTATTAGGTCGTACTGAAAATCCTAATCTTGCAGATGACACCAAGGAATATTCATGGCAAGGGAAAGTTCTAAATGTTGAAGAAATGGCATCGAATGTCATGATGTTTGGCGGTCGAGAATTAACAGATGAAAAGAAGAAAATCATCCAGTCGATCATTGAAGGTTATCTCAAAGAAGCTGGTGATTAGAGGTATTGCTTAGTGACTGAAAAAGAAATTATAAGTCATTTTCAGATTCGTATTATCGATTTTGATGGAGAATTGATGCCTGACGAACTTGGATTTTACGAAAAAGAAACCAATACAGCTTTCCTATCGAGCAAGCTCAACAAAAAAGAGAGAGTTAAGGTGCTTCTACACGAACTCGGCCACAAGGACCACACACGCTCAGAGTACCAGAACGCTCGACTACGCTGTGAAAACGAAGCTGATAGGAATATGATCCATCATCTCGTAAAAGATGCGATAGAAAGCTTAGACGACCCTACAGAGTTTGATTACCTCAAATTCATGTCCTACTACAATCTAAAAACCGTGACAAATGAAATCATGGTAAAAGAGGAATATTATAATTTAGCAAATATAATTTAAGGAGATGTTATGAACAAAGAAAAAGATTCTAAACCTTTTTATAAAAAAGTTTGGTTTTGGATATTGGTAGTTATCTTAGCTATCGGTGGTTCAAATGCTCTTACAAAGCAAACATCAAGCAAAGCAGACGAAGAAAAAGCAAGTGCGCTTAAAACAGCTCAAGAACTTGTCGAAAGTAAGGCGTCATTTTCTGAAAAAACACTTCTTTGGTATTTAACAGAAAGTGCGAGTCACAAATATTCAAAGAAAGCTGCTCAATATGCTGTTGAGAATGTTGGTGATGTTTGGGTTAATGAAGCTCTCGACATTGCAAAAGAAGAAAGAAGTGAAGGTAAGACTAACCAAGAAATCCTTAAAAGTTTGACAGATAAAGATGCTCAATTTACTGAAGAGCAGGCTCTGAAAGCTATTGAAAAATTAAATGAATAAAAAAAGCCCCACAATCGCCCTCGCCAAAGTTTGATTGTGAAGCTTACCCTTATAAAAAATCAGCCATTAAAAAGGCCTCTTTTCTATACCCTATTTTACACCATGAAAGGGGTGATGTCAATATTCTCAATGTTTAGACCTTGTCCAGAAGCCGATAAACAAGGAGAATACAATGAAATATAATAAAACAAAATACCCAAATATCTATTACTATGAGACTGCTAAAGGCAAGCGATATTATATCAGACGTTCTTTCTATTTTCATGGTAAAAAGAAAGAGATTACTAAAAGTGGTCTTACAACTCTTCCACAAGCTCGTGCAGCCTTGACAGAGATTGAGCAACAAATCCAAGACCTGGAATTAGGTATCAATACGAATCTAACTCTTGATCAGTATTGGGATATTTATTCTGAAAAGAGATTGTCAACAGGGCGCTGGAATGACACTTCCTACTACCTCAATGATAATCTCTATAAGAATCATATCAAACCCAAATTTGGTTCTGTCCAGCTTAAAAATTTGGATAGAAATGAGTATGAACTATTTATCGCCGAAAAGTTGCAGAACCATACCAGATACACTGTTCAAACCCTCAATTCCAGCTTCATGGCATTGCTGAATGATGCCGTCAAAAATGGAAATCTGCTCTCAAATCGCTTGAAAGGTGTCTTTATTGGCCAGAGTGATATCCCTGCTGCTAACAAGAAAGTGACTCTCAAAGAGTTTAAGACTTGGATAGCAAAGGCAGAAGAAATCATGTCAAAACAATTCTACGCTCTGACCTATCTTACCATTTTTGGATTGAGAAGAGGAGAAGTCTTTGGTTTGCGTCCAATGGACATCACTCAGAACGACAGCGGACGGGCTATACTGCATCTTAGAGACAGCCGAAGCAACCAGACCTTGAAAGGGAAAGGAGGGCTTAAAACGAAGGATTCAGAGCGATATGTCTGCCTTGATGATATCGGAACGGACCTTATCTATTATCTGATAGCTGAAGCTTCTAAGATTAAGCGAAAGTTAGGGATTATCAAGGAGCAACAAAAAGATTATATCACCCTGAACGAGAAAGGTGGTCTCATCAATCCAAACCAGTTAAATAGAAACTTCAATCTAGTGAATGAAGCGACAGGATTGCATGTGACACCTCACATGATGCGCCACTTCTTCACAACTCAAAGCATTATTGCAGGGGTTCCGCTTGAACAATTGAGCCAGGCGCTGGGCCATACAAAAGTCTATATGACCGATCGTTACAATCAAGTAGAGGACGAACTTGCTGAAGCGACAACAGACCTATTTCTTAGTCATATTCGCTAAAAAAATCCTCGCCAAAATCTCAAAAAGTCCCCGCCAATTCCCCGACCAAAATCCGAAAAATATCGAAAAAAATCGAAAAATGATTTTTAGAATAGTCCCCAAAAGCCTGAAATAGAGCCAAAAAACTCCACCTGATTGGGTGGAGTTAAGGGAGATTATTATGAAAAAGAAAAGTTTAGGATATTTGTTACAACAAGTTAGGA